CTGACGATTGGGACCCTGATCTGTGAAGAACACATTGAAGCGAGTGCTCCAGTGCGTTTCCACACGCTTGACCATGGCCGAGCTCAATCCCTGCTGGACCCATTGAAAATCAACGGGTTCACAGGAAATAAGCCGTGGGCCGCGCGAATCCTTCGGCACGAGTACAACTCGTGCCGGTAGATCGGCGGTACCAACACCTTCAAAGGTGTGATAAGTATCACAGACATGTCCAACTGACGCGCAAAAATACGCGTCAAAAGGATAGAGATCTGTGATCCGAGCAGACACATTCGTCCACACAAATTTGTCCCAGAGCTTTTGCTTAGTAGCAACTGCCCCGGGACCGTGTGCCGGATATATGTCTGAAGCATCGAACCCCCGGAAAAGCTTTTCGAGCTTACTCCGGGCTGCGCGAATAACGTTGTCGACGGTTATACCGGCTTTTTTCTTTTGAAATATAGCCGGACCGTCACTACGTCTATCTCGTTCGACGAATGCTCCAAGGAACTGAAACATCCGTGAACTGGTCTTGAGGTCATCTTCTGCTTTTTTGAAGCTGTCGATGACTGCATGTTCTTGTTTATCGGTGTAGGGCAACTCATACTTCGAAAAGAAGTAGAGGATCTGCCGTAACACTTGGATGCATTTAATGCACGGTTCAGGAAGGACAGATCCGTCCTGTCGGAAGACTTTCATGAAGAATTCACCGAGAAATCTCGGCAATTCGCTGTTGGGCAGTTTTTTAAACTTGCCTTCGCAGCAGTCCATGATCGTCTCTCCAGTCAAAGCGCGATCAAGCGCTTTGCCTAAGGCAGGCAAGGTTTTCGTTAGAAAACCAAGTCCTTCGTGTCGAGTCCTTGAGTTAATCTTCTGTAAGGTTAACTTGAGGGCCCGTGTGTTGAACACAACTCCATGCTGCTTTTGAGCGTCATAGAGTAGTGCGGCGATGATACTTAATTCATCTAGGCTCTTATTGAAGTCCATATGGCACTTCTCCTAGAGCATAAAACCTAACACTACCTATGATACCTATCTTAGAAGCCGAACAGATGACTACAAACTGCTATGAAAATAAACATAACAATCGATATTCCTAATACTGAAACTCTCGATGTCCTAGTTGCCGACATTGTGAATAATTACAACATCGTTGGCAAGGACACCAAGAAATCCCAGTGGGAAACCATCCCGACTGACGGTCTGGGTTCTGACCTTGAACAAGCTATCAGACTTACGTTGGCGCACCTCTTTTTGGAGGGACCAATGCTGAACGCTATCAAGATCAAGAAGAACCATTCCGCAGAGTCGACATATGGTGTCGTAGCCGAGGCTATAAACCTCGGCTACTTCTGTCCTGAAGGCAGCTCTCTACTGAATCAATGGGTTTGATCCTCTTTAGAGGGATCCATTGATGAGAGCCGCAGCGGCCGTACCGGAACCGTCAAACTTCACCGTGGTATCAGAGCCATCACTGGCAATGAGCGCGATGAGGTTGGCGACGGTTCCCTGCATCTCCGTTGTATCCGTCAAGTTGCCCACAGGGGCATCCAGGACGGTATACGCAGATGTGGTAACAACCTTCTCCGTATCGATGTCCCCGAGAGACGTTCTGTCTACTCGGACGACACTCCTACGGCGTCGGTTGACACCCGTACCGATCTCTTGATGTTTAAAGGAGATACGGTACGGGAGGTTTGGTGCTTCGCCAGATTTGGCGAACACCACACTACGGT